CGTCTTCCACCAGCAGGTGAGAACCAAGGGGCTGCGTTTCTATCGGTTGCTGCCATAATACCCGCTGTTGAAGATGCTGCAGGTACCTGGAGGAATTGATCATTGAATTTATCGTAAACTTTTAAGAAGTTTCCGTCCATTACTAGATATGATGATTTAGTAAATCCATCAGCAGTACCAACAATATTTGTTGTGATTGCAGAAGCACTTGTTAAGTTTACTACATCATCTCTTGCTGGTGATGTAACCACGATACAATCTTTTCTTGTTGATTGAGCAGTTGATACAAGGTCATTTACTACTGTATTTTGATCAGTACTTGTTGTCATACTTGGAGCAATAAGAAAATCAATTTCGACAGTATCTTTATCTTCAAAAAGATCAAATCCTGTAGCATATTCAGAAGTTGTTAGCGATCCTGAATTAACACCTTTTGAAAGGTCATAGTTAGTTAATGTTCTTGTTGTTCTTGCGAAGTTCTCTCCGCTGTCCGCTGTGGTACCAGCTCCTGCCGCTTGGAAGTCAGAATCAAAGTCTACCATGTAAATATACTGTGATCTTTCGTTGACTATATCTTTTGCGAAATTTGTTGATCCATCGGTGTTTTTCGCATCAGATGCTTTTGATACAAATGGATATGTTTCTAGCACAGTGCCAACTGTCCCGGTTAATAATCCACCTTGATCTATGACTGCAATGTGCATTTCGTCATTTGATGCGTTTTTATTTGTAGCAAATGTGCTTGTTCCAGGTGCTGCATCAAAAGATGATGCGTAAGCCCATCCAGTCATTGTTGCAGAATCAAAAACAGATACTCTAATGCTATTTCCAAGTGCCCCTGGGAACCTACCAATAAAAGTGTGTTTATCTGAATCAAATGCAGTGATCGATCCATCGAAGCTACTTTTATTGTTAGCTGTCACCGCATCTAAGTTTGCTGCAGTAGATTGTCCTACTGCACTGACAGAATTTTTTGCCGCAGAAGTTGTTTCTCTTACGACTTGAAGTGTGTTTGTATATCTTAAAAATTGTGAAGCACTAACAAAATCTATGTCACGACTATTAAGATTATCTGGAGATCCGAATGTTTCTGCAAGAGAAGCCTCGTTTGAAATACGGGTTCTTTCGCCAACTGGTCCCCATCTAAAATTACCTACGAATGCGCCGGTAGACGACTGAACGTTTGGCACACCGCCAGTCAGATCTATTTCTTTGACGACAACCGCAGGAGATTCGGAAGGTGTACCTAATGCCATATCTTTTTCCTTTTTCGGTTACTAATTATATGTTTTCATAATACGGTTATCTTCAATATTCTTATTATTTATAATAATTAGAAATTTGGGTCATATTCAACTTGCCACTCAAATTTGGTGCCATTCTCAAGCTGATCAATTGCTTCGCTCCCGTCATCAATAAAGCCAAATGGAACAAGATCATCGTCTATTTCTTTCATTTGTTTTTTAAAAATCATATCTTTTAAATTAATATCTGTCATGTCACCGAAGTATTGTGAGGATGAAAAGTATCCAAACATAACAAGATTCATCATCAAGTCGTCATGGTTACCTGTTGACGCTTCGTATGATTGCCCTTTTGCAATGAATGTAGATATTTCAAGTATTGTATTCTCATCAACTATTTCAAGTTTACCATTCTCAAGTATATCTTTAATTGCCGAACAACCTAGTCTTTTTGTCTTTCTTGTTATTTCAACGCCAATAGCATCCGACTTGATTGCTGATTCCATATGGATATTTTCATATTCCAAATCCTGGTATATTCCATTACAAACAAGTGACCCTTGATCATTGGATTCAACTACAACATATGCATTATTATAAGAAACTGCGTACTTATAAATAATATTTGGGAAGAGTAAAGGAGAAATAGTGTTATTGCGATAGACAGCTACCTGTGCAAACGGGCGAACGCTAATATCGATCAAATTAAAAGTAGAGTAATCCTGACCTCTTCCTTTACTCACATCAACTGTCATAATATATTCATGATCTTTTTCAGGCTCTTTGTATACTAAAAGATCTCCCCCCTCTAAGGCTTTTTTATAAGGTTTTGCCCTGAACCCCATCAGGGTCTCAGCATTAATCAGCGTATCACCTGTTCCGAAGAAGGTATTACCAAATTCTTGATCAAACTGTAGTTGGGAGGTATTCGCAATCGTTTGCTCTTTCCAATTATTATCTCTTCCTGGTACATCCCACCAATCAACACGAAATGATTTAAATTCATTTATACCTTGGACTGACCCTTCCCATATTTTATAAAAGGTGTTTCCAATCCCGTTTGCTGTTGAGGTAACGATGATCTTGGTATCGGTACCAGCAGAAACCACAGGATAGGTAGAAGTATAAAACTCGGCAGCACGCTCAACAAAAGCAAACTCATCGAGATAGAGAAGGTTGACTGAGAGCCCACGAATAGAACTACCAGATGTAGCAGCAGCGAGAATACGAGAGTTATTGGAAAACTCCAACGATCCTTTGTTGAGTGCCTTGCTTCCCGGCTGTAAGAAGAAGGGGATATTCTCAAGCATGAGTGTAATTCTCGAGAGCATTTCTCTTGCTGTTGCGCCTTTATTCGCAAGGATTGCAACTGTTTTTTCGGAGTGAAAGAGCGCGTACCAGAGGAGGAAGGCACACGCAGATATAGACTTACCTGATTGACGGCATGCGAGAACGACATTGAAACGATTATCCTGAAATTGTTGAAACATTTGTTTTTGATAAGGGTAAAGTTTAAAAGGAACTAAACCCTCATCGAGAGAGATCACTTTGCAATATTTCTCTGCAAAGTATTGAGCGTTGCCCATACACAACGCATATTCTTTTACGAGGTCTGCAGTCCACTCTTGAACTACACCATCTCTTTTTACATTTGGATTGCCTAGGTAGGATTCATTTTGATTCAGGAGTGACATCAATCATATTATCCTCATTCTGTAATAACTTCTGCAAGTCAGCAGTCGATCCAAGAAAAACATTATTTGTAGTCGAAGAAGCAATTTGCTTTACTTCTTCTTTATTCATATCTTTGTTTTTCTTATTCAAATCCATTAACTTATCATTCACATCAGATAAGTTTTTAATCATTCCTGATAATACTTCGTAGGCGCGCGGGTGCTCGGATGATCGAGCGACTTCAATCATATCTTCAAGAGAACCACGGCCTTTTTCTAATAAGTCGTAATAAGTCTCTCTTGAATAATCATAATCTGATTTAATATTTCTTTCATCACTTGTCATGAGCTGCTATCACTTAATAATGTTATAGTATTTGTAAATCCAAAATCACTATCTGCCAATCCAATGGTAGAAAGAGGGTTCGGATTCGTATCAATTCTTTCTAATGCAATATCTGAATCCCCGCCAGCCCCACCATTCATATCAAATAGTGTGGTCTTTGCGGTTCTTATAATCTCTGAATTATTTATAGAGCTATAAAAACACACTTTCATTTCAAAGTCAAGAGTATAAACAATAGTCCTTCTTTGTTCTAATGCACCTTCAAAATCATCGGCAAAACTTAATCCTTGTATTACAATAGGTACATCCTCTTTAAAGGCTGGATACTCTGTACCAAATGGCTTAATTGTAAGAGTATATTGGGGATTAAATGTCGGTAATATTTGCTCTACGATTTGAAGAGCATCATCTTGGGTCTTTGCATATATATTTAATTGAAAATTAATTGTATATGGAACAGGAGAATAAAACTTTTGTCTGTTCGTATTTGCGGTACCGATTGTATTAAAATTACTAATTTTAGTTAATTGTCTTGTTGGATCATACGCAAATGAAGTAATTTCAAAAGACATACGAGGTAATTTTATTGCAACTTGCGAATTATCGAGATCAGGATTATCTCTAATTCTTTCTAGGAATTTCTGTTTTGGCGCATATGAAAGTGGAACTTTTACTTGGCTATTCGGTCTTACAACATACAGATTGTTGAAAAGTTTTCCGAAGATAGCAACACATGTTCTAACTTTCTTGTGATAAAAATGGGTACCAAACATTAGTTATTCTCCGGATCACCGAATGGATTATTTTCACTAAAGTCGAGGAAATCTCCTCCAATAGTACCAAAGTCATCATTCTGTTCATTAGCTGATATCTTATTATCTTGTGCAATAGCTGTTACACTATATGCAGAATCAGCGGGTCTATTAACACCACCACTGATTGTAATATTAGTACTTGTCAAGAAATCATGGAATTTATCGTCACTAGTGTCGATATGTATTAGATGTAGTTTCTGATCTGAGTCAGACCATTTTGCAACTTCACCTGCTATTGTTACCCCACTTGAAAGTGTCTGTGTTGCAGTTTCACCAACCTCGATTATCTTACTTGTACCATTCAGTGTAAGGATATAAGTGTATGCATAATCTTGTTCTATTTGATCGATCGCTGCTACACCTGTATCAAGATCTTCATCATTATATTCAAAGAGTTGTGCACGCAATTTATAGACAGGTAAATTACTTAACTGATAAAATGGTTGTTCATGTTCTACAAAATTAATTTGAAATATTTTATTTGTAAGAGGTAGGTATATCAAGTCACCTTCTAATGGTCTAACAGAGGTAACTCCATTATCCATCCTCGCTACGGTTTGGGTCCAACGCCGGCGTGATACAATAAATGTTGCTTCATCTCTTATCTCAACACCGAATCGAGTAAAAAGATCACCTTCACCATCAAAACCTTCAATGTTTTCTAAATACATTTCAATCTTATAAGAAGAATTAAAACGGGAAGGAATGTCGTCGCCAAAGATTTTATCTTCAGCAACAATATCGCGAGGTAGATAATAAACATCTTGTCCATAGATCTTAAGAGATTCAATTACTATATCTTCATAAAGATTCTGTTCGGATCTTACTTTATCACTAAAATATACGTTTCTTGCCATTTTAACCTACAAAAAAGTCTGGTGGGAATTCGTGCTCAGATCTTATAGTTTCTCTCAATTTATCAATATCTGTTGTTGCATCATCATAAATCTGTCTACCGTTAAGTATAACACCACCTGGCAATTGCATGCCTTCAAACTTAATGAGGTTTGCACCCCATTGTTGTTTAATCAATGCAGTTGTATATTCTTTTAACCACATGTCATTAAATATAGAAGTGTGCGTGCTTGGATCTACAATTTGGTATACTTCAGCAACAATGTATTCCCCAGCTTTAATATCACTATCAGTGAAATCACCAAAAACATAAAGTCGATTTTGTTTACGAGAAAACTGCACTTGTGGTGATCCATTTAACTTAATATCAAGTAAAGATAAGTATTGTTGCATTTGCTCGTAATATGCTAAATCACCTGCAAAATTTTGTAAGTCTGCTATGTCATTCAGCATCATTTGATATTTAATATCAAAAAAGTTAAAAGAACTATTGAATGAACTTGATAGGGGGAAAAGCTTTGAAACGAAAAGTATGTCGGATGACAACGTAATATATTCATTTGTCACATCTGTACTTGTTACAAGGTGTTTTAGATAAGTACGAACTGTAGCATCAGAATGGTATTCTTGATAGTATTGTAAGGCTTCGTCTATACGATCTTCAAGTTGATCTTCGTCAACATTGATTTCAATGACCGGATCCCCGAGTCTTCGTTTACAATAATCTATCAGTGTAACACGTGAATTTGGATTGGCCATAAAGATCTCCGTTTAAAATATCTATGACTATTTATGATAATTATGACTTGAAGATAATATTCTTAAGGATCAAAATTTCCTGTAAGTGTTGTCGTTCCCGGTGTTACTGGAGTCTTGAAATATGCACCTAGAGCTGTGGTTTTGGAAACCCCTCCTCCTGCCCAGCTAAATGTTAAATTATCCCCACCTGTAGCTTCTTCATGAACTATTCTTATAGGATATGATGTGCCTGCATTTAAAGAAATAGTGCCCGATCGCTCTGTATCAGCCTGTCCCCCACCTAAATTATTATCTACTGTTGCGTTAGCAGCTGTTCTAGTAGCACCTGGTAAAGCTAGATCTCCAATCCACACTCCACTTCCATCGTCTGAGGATGTGTATATAGTATATGTACCAGATGCAGGAGGATCAAAATAACCTATAGCTATAAATCCATAATTATCTCCAATACCATTTCCAAAAGTGATAGAAGTAAATAAATTAACTCCGTATCTATGATCAGCTGATGGAAGACCTGTAGTTCCTGTTACATTACTACTATCATTATTTGTTGTTAAAGGAAGAGTTCCTATATTACCATTAGCAATAGTGGAACGCCAACTACCATTAAAAAATTTACCAGCCAATCCAGCCACATATGCTAATTGTGGTTTATGCCAGACAACGGTTGATCCTCTATACACAGTTGGAATATAGATAGAGCCATATCTTATTTCATCAGGTGTTGTCGATCCAATTTTGAATTTATCTGTAATGACAGTCCCATCGTGTACAGGTGCGCCTGCCTGACCACTCCCTGCTGTAGTTCCTGTGGGATATCCACCAGCAGCTGAGGGTTTTAACCCTTTAAAATATCCTGAAGCTGAGACTTTTGGCGCAGCCATTAGTAAACCTCAGCATAGCAGTCATGAACATATAATTTATCTCCAACACCGGTGTTATTTGGTATCCATTGAATATAGACAAAAACAGAATTATTTATTTTTAGACCAGAACTAGCATTTGTCAGAGTTACTGTGTGGGCTGTCGCGCCCGATTGATTGGTAGAAACCCCTGTAAAAGTAGGATTAGTCACCTGTCGTGAAGTATTATTTCTGTAATAGCAATAGGCACTAGGATTATTCGTTGCACTGCTAGTTTTACTTAATACTAATTTTACTCTTAATTCGTTAACGCCAGCTGATCCATCTGGATCAAATGTACTTGGAATCTGTACTTCTATTGGATAAATATAAATACCAGAAGCAGTGCCGCCTTGTATGACTAAAGCTTCACTTCCACTAACTGTTTCATTATATGCTAAAGCTGGGGCTCCAGAAGATCTTGAAGGAATTAAAGTTACAGGTTTATTATCATAATCATTAGTTTCACATGCAAAAATAGTAGGAAAGTTTGAGTTCTCAGTTCCCAAGGTAAGGGCACTACTGCTTATTGTGCTCACAGTGGTTTTATAATTTTGCGATGTACATAACAATACACCGATAGTTTTTACTGGGATCATCCCAAATGTATCTGAACCATCTAATGTTTTACTTGTAACTAAAGTTGTTGGTGTCAAATTAATTGAATTAGTGAAAGGGACAGATGTTGATTGAAATATTTCTGATCCTATTGCACTGGGAGCCCTTCCCGAAGTTACACCAGATAGCCAGTGACCAGAAAATCCTGGCCCATAGAGAACACTAGGATATATATGAATAGCGTCAGTGTTTCCAGTTCGATTAGTATGTAAATTAAGATATTTTGAGTTTGAAGTAGCTACGCCTGAACTATTTTGCATATAATAACTAGCTCCATTCATAAATTCTACAGTATGTTGACCACGATTAACTTTTTGGAAAAAACCGATGGAGTTAGAATCAACATTAAGCTCCCCAAAGTAAGCAGACCCTAAAGTTACCTTTTGGTTGGTGGCTCCATCCCCTTGAAGAATAGTTGGAGTATATGATAGAACTAAATTTATATGTATATCATTATTACCAAGATCAGTTTGAACTCTTGCACCCCCCATTAACAGGAAAATTTCCATATATACATTGTTGTTGTCATTAAACACACCATTGGTGGAGTAGCGACTACAATAATAAGCACCGAATTTATGAGTCACGCCTGTTCTTCTAGGTTCTATCCAACCTCTAAGATATGAACCTTTATTATTGGAGCTAGCACTGATTGCTGCTCCAGTATTACCAGTCAAAGTGGTATTATCATGACCATAATTTATGAAAAGTTGACCACAATCATAATGTGGACCAGTGGATCCTTGTCCTATAGCAACATATTCATATTCATCGTTTTGATAAATATTAGCAATTGAAATACCATCTGTTTGTGATGTTTCACTCACCCAACCTGCACTATACTTCATTGTAACATTATGACCCATTGCGTGATACTTATCACCATTTGTTAATTCAGTGTATGCAGTCATATATCCTGTTTTAAAAACCCTTAATGTGCAAAAGGGATTTCCATTAGTAGTAAATCCAGCATTTCTTGCTGCCCCAAACAAGACCCTCGATTCAGAAAGAAATGTATAATCTGAACTGCTATAATAATCTTGTAATCTCGTAGCACTAGTGGTTCCAGTGGTATATAATATCATTGGAAATTTATCTACACCTGTTGGAAACATGGCGTCAATATTAGTTCCACTGAACACACACCAATGATCGTCAGCGTTTGCATAATCTCCTGTCCCAGCATGCCAGGCTGCATGATTAGTTGCAGCTGTACCTGATGTAGCATCAAAATACTGATTTGCACTACTATAATAATCACCAAGAGCATATGTCATATCATTTATTGTTTTACCTTTAATCCTTATTTCATCATTAGCTACTAATGCAACAGATGTTGTTCCTAATGTTGCACTATTAGAACCTCTATTGAATAAATCATAAAGACTAAAAGGGTTCGCATATGTGCCATTCCTTACTGTATTATAATCACTAGTGCTTGTTCCCGCGCACAATCTATCAGTTCCATGAGCAAGAGCAGCATTCATATAAGGATCGCACCAATAAACAGTCATGATATATTCTCCTCTTCACACTCTTGTACCCATTGTCTAAAACTTTCTTTAATATCTTCATAAGTATTCGTAAATTTACGCACATCAACTTCGGTTGGAATTGTTATTGTACGTTGATAAGTAACTGTGTTCCCATTGTTAACACCCCCTACAACAAATAATTCCCCATAGCACTCTATTTCAAGACTACCATCTTCTATGTTTTCAAATAGTTCGAATGCAGGTTTACTCACCCATCGTGAATTCATCAATTTATCCCTTCTTTATAATTCATTATTTATCCTGTTACAAAATAAATTGTGTCGCTATCAGGAGATCCTGGCATAGAAGATACAACTGATAAACTTAGACCATCAACAGTAGCTGCATTCAGTGCCGCCGATCCTGCGACTGTTAATACTGCAGCAGAGTCAAGACCACCGCCTCCACCGCCACCGGATGATGCAAATGTAATAGTATCTGTTCCAGCAGTTGTTGTAATAGTCATACCACTACCAGCAGCAATCGTTAATGTATCGGTTGCTCCATCAGCAACAATATTATCCTGCCCTGCAACAGCAACTGTACTAAAAGTATTTTGTGAAGCACCGCCTGCGATAGTGATTGTTTTAGTAGCACCAGTTCCTGAGGCAACCACACCCGAACCAACAAAGTTTAAAGTGGTACCTGTTGTAGATAATGCACTACCTTCATCTTGTACTGTGACACCACTACTGCCACCACCCCCACCAAATGCTCCTGCTGGCAGTCGAGCAGAATCAAATGTACCAGATGTAATTTTTGAAGCAGGAAGATTGCCCACATTTGCTGCTGCCAATGTACCAGATGCTTCTGCCATTGGTATTTGAGATAAATTTGCAGCACTACCATTTGTAGTTAAAAGTGTTCCTGATGCAGTTGGTAAAACAATAACTGCATCACTACTTGCAGAGTGAGGAGCTGCCTGTAGAGTTTGAAAGTGTGCATTTGATGCTTCACAATAAAATTTGACTTTCGATACAAGACCTGTTCCAGTTCGAATATCAATTAATCCATCGGATATTGTAACACCACCTGAGGATCCATTTCCAGCAAATATTGAAGAATCTGTAGTTGTAATTTTTCCTGTTGTTTTAATATTTCCTGTGACATTTAATATATCTGAGTCTGTAGAACCAGAGTCAGTACCACCAATCATTATCTTTCCATCGAACTGATTGAAAGTAACATTGTGTGTATTGCCATTTACATCAATGATAGGAAGACCAGAAATATCGCCAACAGTAAAGACAGAACCTGTCAGATCATCTGTAATTGAAAATAGTGAACCAGCATCACCCTCAAAATTAAGAGTGTCTGTATTAAGCATATTGAGTGAAATTTGGTGAGAGCCACTGTGCGAGTCTGTAAACTCTATATTATCAGCACGTAGCCCATTTTTGACTATAAATTTGTGGGTATTTGCCATTGGTTCACTCTCCCCAGTTCGGCTATGTGT